ACCAGTATAATCGGCTGAATCGGAGTAAAACAGGCTCTTAAGGAGCAAGAAAACCTATCAGTCAACACACGCACCGGCTTTGAGAGGGACGAGTGAAATTAAGGGAAAGATAGCCACACGCCATTCTCTGACGGGTGGGTCTGGTTTAAACAGGATCTTTGTTACGGCTCCAAAGTGCGTGTTTGGGGCAGCCAAGAAGGCCACCGAACGAAAAATCGTCACCGACCGAACGGTAAATATCGATGGTAGACCCAAGAAGGGTGGGACCAGTGATGGTTACAGTAGGAATCGGGTAGACGATTGAACGCGCAGTAGAGTTGTCATCGAGACCGTAATTAGTGGGGCACATATGACCTGTTGAATGGTATGGGACTTCGAATTCTATGATGCCATCTTTATCGGGAAAAGCCACAGTCTTAAATTCAGCAAAGCCAGGGGAGTAGGCAAAGCCAGCCTTAAGAGTAGCGACAGTGGTAAAAGGAGCATCAATGAGGGCTTGTATGGGACCAGAACCTAGTTGATTGGAAGCGCCTGCGCCAGCAGCGACGTTAGGAAGCATGGGTTGCCTCCAAGTTTCGGGGACGGCGGAGACGAGATTATTAACGAAAATGTTGATGGGCATTTTGGCATCATAATTTGTACCAGCTTTGGAAATTACAAGTTTAATACGGATGGAACCACGGTAAAAAGCAAAAAGAGAGTAGAGACTGGAATAGGTGTCAACATTCTGAATGATAGATTGGGGGGTAGTGGATCCTACGGAGTAAGTTGAAGTGTATTTGGGAGTGAGAGCTCCAGAAGCAGAAACAGCAAAAGCGCCATTCTGCGGAATAACTGGGGCCCAAGGATATAGAACGAAACCTTGACCGGTCCCACCTGCAGTAGAAGCGTTGGAAAAAGCGTTGAGGGTGAGAGAGCCAAGGTATGAAGAGCGCTTTAGAAGCTGTCGGTAAGAAGTAACAACCTCTCCAGCGCAAGAAGAAGAAGGAAAGACAGAAATAGGTTGATGACTGGAAACGAGAGAACTGTCTGATTCGGTTTTTACAACACGCGCTCTGCCAGACTGGGCTTCAGGTAAGCCAGACTGAGCAACGTTGGGAATATTGTAAGGAAGGAATGGAGTTAAAATAGGAGCGGAAAATTGA